ATTTTTATATGTCCAGCATAATCTCCTTCCAGCGCAATATCTCCAGGATGGGTGGTTCTATCCCATACAGTATTATACATATCCAGTCGTTGAATCTTGGTATAATACTGCTTAGTTCGCTGCAACTTAGTTTTGTCTGGAGTAATCAGCTCATCCATCACATCGTACTGATCAATTGAACTCCAATCGGTTTCAACGGCTGCAAGATTATACTTAATAGCATCCCTAAGAAACATAAGAAGCTGCCTAGGATAACCGCCAATAATACTATGATCGTCCAATACAGCTTCGAGTGCCGCCGCATCAGCCCTATTAGTCGGACCAGACACGACAGGGAAAAGGGGGGTTCCGGACAAGAATATTTCTGACAAATACCCGACCATACTTTCCACCTGAGAGACAATAACAGGAGGAGTAGTAGAAGGAACATTAAAAACGCCGGTAGGAACAGTTGCTGCATTTATACCTTCTCCTATAGGAATACCAGTTTTGGGATCGATATTACTAACGTATCTTGCATATGCCTTATCAATAGCTTCCATCTTATCGTAATATGAATTATGACTTCTATGGTCATTCATCACATACTTAGAGAATTCTATGATAGCACTTTGAGATCTCTGTGAAATAATTGCCATTATACATCCTTAAAATGGTGTGTTGTTTCCCACAACTCTACATTCACCTTCTATAGTTAATCCATAATCTATCATTACTATCTTATCCCAGTATTCATTTCGAACGTCAATACCATAGGCTATAGCATCCAGAAGGTCATCTTTATTATCTGTTTTGCCCATCTTATAAGTAGATGCTTGCCAGGTAAATTCTCTACGAGTCTTTGGATCATGAATAAAATAATTTAGTTTATAGAGTTCCGCTATGAGTAGGCGAATACGAGCTTCCTTAGTTCTTCCATGTGGTTTCAGTGGTACTATAACTAGATCTTTGATTCCATACATTTCGATATATTTATTAAGCCAAAATGCCAGAGTCATCTGGTATCCTGTATCTTCGACTCCTATCAAAGAGCATTTCCATTTGATTGCGAGACCTAATGCTCCTACTATAAGTTCTTCTGGATCCAAAATCCCTTTTAAAGTCTCTACCACAAAAGCCTGTTGGCCGTATTTCAGATGTACAGCTACTACGTTATCATCTGAATTCTTCCTAAATCCTGCGGGATCTATTGTTATAAACGCACCATCCGCTAACTCTAGTTCAGTTTCATCTTTAATTGGGGAGTCCGGAAGAGGATTAGGAAAGATACTATGTGAACTGTCAGTCGGGTCATTCATGACTTCCGCAAACCAGATATGGCTCATTCCTAAGGATTCATCGTGATAGTAACCCTCCATAATGTCCTCTAACGAATGCAACTCTTCCCATAGTGGAGTTCCATCAGATAGGATTGCTCCAGTTATCATAGAATACCAGCTGGGAGACTTGCACAACTTATTAAGAACGCAGGAATCTGAATACATATTTCCTACATATATAATAAGCCTATTTCCATTAGGGGCAATTGCCTTGAAAATTGTACCAACTAAAGTAGATAGTAGCGTAGCAGAATCTACAGGGCTTTCACTGTTTTCCTTAGTTTGTGCATCATCGCAAAATATCACATCGGGTCTTTGATGTTTTAAATTGATTCCTCGAATACCGCCCTTCCATCCCCTAGCTACTAATGACACGGAATGTCCATGATACTGGGATTTCTTAGTATGAGCAGAATCTATCGATAGCCCCTGAGACCAGTCTCCATATACTGCCGTAATATTATCACTTAACAGAATATCATGAATATCAGCTAGAAGAAGCTCTGCCAAATCTGAGTTGGAGCAGACGATAAGAATGAATTTCGCCTTATCGTATACTATCATCCAGCAAATTAGTATTTTAATAAAGGTAGTTTTTGCATATCCGCGTGGAAGTCCCAAGGCAAATCTTAGCAGTTTTCCTATTTGGTCAGTTCCCCTACTCATTAAGAGTTGAAAGCAGGCTAAGTAGAATATAGGAAGTGCGTATATACAAACCTCGGGAATGCATAGGGATGCGAAGAAATTAATATCTACTTTCCCCCGCTCGTAAATTTCATATATCGAGGCATTTATTGTAGATACTTCATTACAATCTGGAGACTCATTTTCATTAGTCATAATGTAAACCAGGTAAAAATGATGAAAGCCCCCTGATTATTTTTTCTTTAATATCAGATGGGACTTCTGTATTATTTACTCCATACAGTTGATGAATTTTGCCATTTTTGTCTATCTCCACAGTAGCCTCTGGAATACCGGAGGGCCTATATGAGAAATATCTAGCACTACCCTTTTCCATAAGCCCATAATAGATATCTGCAGAATTTCGGAATTTATCACCTTTTATAATGTCTTCCCCGGTTATTGGATTCCATTTTGGCAGGAATTTTCCAGTTCTTTCATCAGCTGCCCCGGCCCCTACACAATGTTTCAAAAAGTATGTTTCAGCACCAAAATCTCTTTTATCTCTTAATTCTACTAGATCATTTGGTAATCTCTGGGTTGCTTTCAAAGAGGCGGTACGTTCTTTGGTATATTTCAGTATAGCCGCGGCATCTTTATTAGATGCTTCTTCTACTTCCTTAGCAATACCAAGAAGTTGCTGCAAAGATTTTTTGGACAACTGCTCTTCGGTATACTTAGATTTGTCTAGAATGGATTGTAGTGTATCGATGGCCGTTGGAATATCCCCAATCCACCGATCTCCTGCACCAGACTCGTCAAAATCATAGATAGGAAGCTTATCCTTTATCTGATCTCTATAAGCTCTTACGTCTAGCTCACCAGATGCTGTATCATTATGATACCGTTTTAAATCACTTAGAAGATATTCCTGGATTCTCGTAAATGGAGGATTTGCAAATTTATCTTTTGCAGCTCGCGCCAAATTTTTTGCATTAAGCTTAAGATCTTCCATAGTGTAAGTATTTAGGAATTCCCTTAATTTCATTTCTCGTGCGTATATGCTATCAGTATAATCATAAATAGTGCTGGGAAGATATTTATCTAATAAAAAGTCTGTGGTGCCATATTTACTAAGTTCTTTGTCAGAAATTTTACTTAGAATTAAATCTTCCTTTCCTACTTCTTTGTTTAAAAGTGCTCTCAATTTAAGTAAAGAAGAAGGCATAAGTTTCGATTCAACTGGTCTAAATGCTCCTACCATAGCTCCAGAACCTGGGGCCAGCCACTGAGCTGGATCTTGAAGATTCTTTTTAGAGAGTACTTCCTTATCTATATTATCTGCAGTTTTTTCTAAGGCATTTTCAGGGTCACTAACCAGATCCGTCAGGTTTTTCCGCAAGACCCGTTTTACATTATCTACAGAAGATAGGATCGACGTAAGAATACTCTGGGAGGGGGCGGCAGGAATTTCCTCATCCTTCTGACCAAGATCTTTAGAGGATAACCAATTTGACAGAGATTGCAGTATTTCCATTTATATCCCCCGCAGTTTTAATGAATTGTAGTATTAGGACCTGGACAGTTTTCTGCAACAGTCTTAAGAGCATCAAAAGCCATAGAAAATATAATAGCAGTTAGTTTCAAGTCCGTGACTTCAGAATTTACGATAACCGTTCCATCTTCTCTAGCCTTAATTACTATGGTAGCTTCCTTCATACCATTTCCTATAAGCAAAGAACTCCCTCACGGATGTATGGAATTCTGGTAGTATTATTTTTTAAGGGCTGGAAAAAGCTGCTGTAGAGCTTTACGCTGCGCTTCCAAGTAGGCCTTTTTGCTCATTTTGTTCCCCTTTCATTCTTTTAAATAGTTCAGTAACCTGTGCAGACGGTAAGGGCGCTAGAGTTTTATCTCCAATAGCAATAACCTCTTTTTCCCCTGTTACATGAATCTCGTGCTCTAGTACTCTCTGCGGTATAGAGATCTGTACTGTTAATCCTGCGAATAGATTAGTACCAGCTACGGGCAGTGGGTTTTTCTTGAGGGATTCTGCCCTGCTTATCATCTCATAGGCCCTAGCCAATTCCATGAAAGTCGCCTCATGAGAGCTGGTCATCATGCCATCCAATAGAGTATTTTTCACAGAGAGTAGTTTAGCATCTATCCTAGCTTCTTCTGTGCTCTTTTCTGAATTTTCCAGTTCTTTAATAGCTAGCTGTTTTTTAATTTCTGGATCAGCCAATAGTTGGGAAATCCGGCCGGGAGAGACTCCTACTATAGAAGCCACCTGCGATGGAGAAAGTCCCAACGAGAGGTAATGCACTGCTTTACCCGTGTCCATAGCCAAGTCCTTTTCTGTTTAAGTTATCCAATAATAAGCTCGCGGCGGGATAGTGTAAAGTGTGCAGCTCTCCATATTCCTTCTTGTCTTTCCAGTCCTTCCAGTCTATTTTTTAAAGGGGAAAGAGTGGGAATTCAGAAACTTTAGGAATTTTTTGTGGGTCACTATTGATTAACGAGTTCGGACAGACCAAAAAAAAGCCCCACTGGGGGGCTTCCGGGATTATTCATCCTCAAGACTAAGCTCTTCCGCCGATGAGACCTTAGCCAGCTCGGCGATAATTCCACTAAACCGTTCCTGGTCCGCTTCGGCAAGCTGGTCGAAGAACTTATTAAGGTTTTTCTGGAAAACCTCTTTATTGCCGACGGTAGTCCCAGCAAGGGCTTTGGCGTTGGAAGCAAAGCCCACCATTGCATTGGACCACTTTTCGGATTTACCCAGCTTGGCGATAAAGGACGTAAAGCTGGCGATGAATTCCCTACGAAGGACCAATCCAGCGCCGCGATTGCCGGAAGTTGCAACCATAGTTGCAAAATCAGTCCAAGCGGTATATCCCTCCCTGAATCTAACACTACGCGGCTCCAAGCGGCTTACCAGCAGACTGCGCACCGCCGACTGTACTGC